GTGACATGTAATTGATTTTAAAAGTGAGCACAAGACGGGCGTAACCGTGAAGTGTAAGTGAGTAAGTGAGTCTGAGTTGCAACGTAAGCAAGAGAGACAGTAAGTAAGTGAGTTCGAGACGAGAAGTGATCGTGAGGAACAGTAAGTAAGTAAGTGAGCGTTAGATGAAGTGGGTAATCCGAAAGGAGATAACCGAAGCAGCGCAGTAAGTGAGTCTGAGAAGGAAAGTGACCTTGAGAGACAGTAAGTAAGTAAAAGACCGGAGCAAACCGTGATAAAACGAAGTAAGTGAGTCTGAGAAGGAAAGTGACCTTGAGAGACAGTAAGTAAGTAAAAGACCGGAGCAAACCGTGATAAAACAAAAGTGAGTAAGTAAGTAAGTGATAAACAAACAAACAAACAAACAATAAACAACAACAACAGAAGTAAGAAGTGATTGATGAAATAGGTAATCCGAAAGGAGAAAACTGAAAGAATCACAATGGATTATGATATCAGAGATGATGATTATTGTAATACAGAATATTATAAGAAAAGAAGCATCTGGTTCCAAATGCCTCAAGAAGTAATTGAAATTCCAAGAGTAAGTATATTAGTGGAAGAACCAAAGATAGAGGAAGAACCAAAAGTAGAGATGGAAGAAACAGTTGAAGTACAAGCAGTATCAGAATATGATGTGTTAGATCAATTTGTTTCAGAAAAGATGAAAATTCAAAAAGAGATTTCATTGGAAGATATAGTACACCAGAAGTGGATGTGTTCAACAGGACATTCAACAGCACAGTGGAATTATAAGAAAACTCTACCAGTTGAGCATTTATTATGCAAGAGACGTATGATGCAGATAGCATATGATTTATACCCTGTGGAGAAACAAATGTTCGGATTGAATGTGAATGGATTTAATGAAATAACAAAAGATATTCAAGATTCAATGCCGATGCTGAAGGGCGCAGCTATGGATGCTCGCCTGATGGTTGAAGATGCAAAAGAACTTCTGCCTATGCTAAAACAAACAGTATTTGATACTAAAAGAATAGCAGAAAGTGTAAGAGGTTTGCTACCAATGGCAGAATCAGCATTACAAGGAGGAACGCGAATAGCTTCAATGATAGAATTTTTGAGGTCGCAAATCAGTGGTGTTGTGGACATAGTAGATGCAGGTATTTCAAGTGTCAAACGGAAAATTAAAGAATTGATAGAGAGTGTTGAGGCGAATCCTTTGGAGACGTTCTTGATACTAGCAGCAGTTGGACTTCCGTTATTCGCATTTTCCGCTAAGTGTCGTAGCGTGGGTTGGTTATCTATGATATTATTACCATTTGTGGGAATTCAATTTGGATCCTCATTAAAGGCAATGATTAATTGGGTAGTCCAAAACTATGAAGAGATTTTCAAGTTCTCGTATAAAGATCGGGAGGGAGTAGAGAAGCAAAGTTCGATGCCTGGATTTAGTTCAGAGTCAGCTCTCTATTTATTGCTAGTAGCAATGAGCTTGATAGTCATGGGAAGCATACCAGCCATGGGAAAAATGAAGAATATGGTAAAGAAATTTGGCGAAACAGGACGAGAGTTTGGTGGTATCGCACAAGGAGTAAAAGTAGCAAGAGAGTTCAGTACCTTTCTGACAGAATGTCTATTTGAGATAATGGGAGATGCAAAAATCACAGATTCTAATTTGGAATTAGTGTCAGAAATGGCCAAGATGGATGTGGTTGCATGGATGAAAAATGTACATGAAATATCTTTGGAAGAGAATAAATTCACAGCATTTGCAGATCCAATGAAACATAAAGTGATCAGGAATTTATACGATGAATCTTTATTGATCACAAGAACTATATGTAATAAATCATTACCTATGGGTCTATCTAGACAATTGGAGAAAGCAATAGAGATGTCTAAAAAGTTGAGAAATGAATTGAATACATACAAGGGACTTGGTCAATGGAGAGTAGATCCATTTCATGTATCTTTTTCTGGAGTACCTGGAGTGGGTAAATCTGGAATGACAAAGAAATTTATTGATAATTGGATGGATGCTCTAGGAGAAGCAAAATGTGATAGAGTATATGGAAGAAATCCTAATTCCGCACATTGGTCTGGATATAATAATCAAACATTAGTTAATTATGATGATTTTGGAGCTATAGTAAATTCGAGTGAAGTAAATGATGTTGCTGAGATGATTGGATTAAAAGCAAATACACCTATAATGTTGCCAATGGCTGCAGTAGAGGAGAAAGGAAAACATTTCATGTCAAGATACATAGTGACGAGTACCAATACAGAATATATGTCATCAGAAGCAGGATTAAGATGTATCGCAGCATTTCATAGAAGAAGAGATTGTCTCATTAGATGTGTTTTTGCAAAGGGATATGGACCACAAAGTGATGAAACAACTAAAAATCCAGGAGAAGATGAAAATGTTTTGGATGGATCAGCATCACACATGAGATTTATATTTTTAGATCCTAAGAAAGAGAGAGATGGAAATCTATTATTTGATGGAAGAGAATTCAGATATCATGAGATGTTCAGTATTGTTATGGAGAAAACAGCACATTACATGGAAAATCAAAAAGCTCTAAAAAAGAAGATTGCTGGAGATAATTTTGGGAAGACTTTCGCAGAGAGAATGAAGATGGATGTACAAGATGTCGATTATTCTGATGAGCAGAAAGAAGGAGTGGATAATTATTATCAATGGACAAAGAGATTTGAAGAGTTGAGAAAGGCCATGGGAGATGATGTCACAAAACAAGCAACAATAGATTATGCATGGGAAGAATTGAAAGATGTTTGGGAACCACCAGTGGAGAAACAAGTGATGTTTGAAGATGATCCATCGTATAATATTGCTGAAGAAGATGAAAGAGGTTACATGAATTGGGATGGTTTCAATATGGATTTCATAGCAGCAGGATGTGTAGTTGATGAGGAAGGAAATTTGCATTTCTTTAATGCATTGGCAGCAGACAGGTATGCTGAATGTCCAGAGGAACAACGAGAATGTATTGCACGAAAAGCACGAGAAAATATGAAGAAATTAATCCAAAATTATGATGTGCAAAAAATAATGCAGTGTCTATCCCCAATGACAAGAAGATTAATGGCAGATATGATTAAAGAGACTGAGTTGAAAGCGACAGCTGATGCTAAGGCTTGTGATTTAATTTGTCTAACACCAGAGGCTGAAGAAATGTGGCAGGAATGGGATAAGCATAAAAGAACTATATTCTTGGTATGTAAGACCATGGCGGATCAGATTCAACGGGAAAGGACAATTTATTGTCAAACAGAAATGGCTTTAGATGGATTGATTACATTCTTTCAGAGAGCATGGGATGAGATGTCATTAGAGAAAAGACAAGCATTAAGAATAGCATTCTCAGCAGGAGGAATTGTGATTCTGGCAAGTACAATATTTGGAGCATATAAATATTTCACAAGAGAAGAAGATCATATGCCGGATGCAGAATTTTATTCAAGACCTACAGCAGATGAGGTAATGTCTGGAAGAGCAGAAAAGGAAGGTTTACATCCATCAGATGATCCATCTACAAGGAGAACCGGAAAGAAATTCATGAATAGAAGGATTCAAATGGAGGGATTACACCCATCAGATGACCCATCAACAAGGAGAGCTGGAAAGAAAGATATGAACAGGAGAGTGTATATGGAGAGTAATTCTACACCTTGCATGTATTTTAATGAAGGACATTGTTATCATGGAGATGAATGCAGATTCCCACACATAACATATGAGGAATTTCATAAAGAGGGATTGCACCCATCAGATGATCCATCAACAAGAAGAATGGCAGGATTCGCAAGAAAATTGAGGAAAGTGAGTATGGAATCAGAGAATAAGAATGAAAAATTGAGGGATCTTTTTCCTGATATTACAGAAGATGAAGTAGCAGCACAATCCGATAGTGGATTTTCATTCATAAAACAAAAAGAATGGACTATGAGAGTTGGAATGAGTAAAGAGGAGATTACAGTAAAGAAAGAATGGTGTAAAGATCCACAAGCAGAAACTCTTATTGATAACAAAGTGAGTGAAAACACAGGAATACTCAATTGGAAGGGATGTATTAAGATGGCATGTCTGTTTGTGACGGATAATATGATGTTAGTACCAAGACATTTCTTTGAGAATATGCCAGAAGGAACATTATTTGATGTGCATGTGAGAGGAATTCGATATGAGCAAGTGTATGATCCAAATATGTATGAAATGGTTGATATCAGGAAGAATGGAGCGACAAGTGAGTATGTGAAGGATCAAGGAATCTATTGGTGTTCAGCAAGAGTCCAAGGATGTAGAAGTATTTTGGATAGTTTGGCAACAAAGAAAGATCATGAATCTATGACAAGAAGAACAGGAGTATTGGTTAACAGTGGATTAAACATTGGTGCAGTAAAAATCAGAGAGAGATATTTGAATGTACTAGAACCAATGACACATGCTATGGCAAATGGAACACAAGAGCCAGTGAAATATAAATTGGATGATAATGCAACAAGATCGAGCACAAAAGGATGGCATTGGGTATTGGATGGATATAGATATATTGCTACAACCGTAAATGGAGAGTGCGGAAGTGTAATTATTCAATTCAATCCAGCAACTAATGGAAAAATTGTAGCAATGCATGTTGCAGGATCACAATTACATAACTATGGTTATGGAGAGGCTGTAGTAAGAGAATATGTGTTGGAGTGTATGAACAGATTGATGAAGAGAAATCCTACTAAGAAACAATGTGGAAATTTATTTGATCCATTAGCAGAAGCAATAAAATCAAATGATCCATATCTACAAGTGAGGCCAGATGAGTTCAATACCAGAAGGGAATTACCGGAAGGAGATATTACAGCAATTGGTTCAGTGAGTCAGAAATTAGCAATATTCACAAATACAGGATCAGACATTGTAGGATCCCCAATTAAACAATATTTGGGACCACACAAGACAGAACCAGCAATTCTTAGTTCATGGGATCAGAGATTACAGAATGAAGATGGTACATGGAAGACTTTTGATCCATTGATTTCAGGAATATCTAAGTATGGAAAGAATACTCTGCCATTTGATCATAGAGATTTGAAGATTGTGAAAGGTTATATCTTTGATACGTTGAGTAAATTGAGGAATCCAAGGAATAAGATGCAAGTATTAACACTTGAGGAGTGTATAAATGGATGTCCTGGATATGATTTTTATGATAGACTTAATTTGGTAACATCAGAGGGAGCACCATGGGTGAAATTCAGACCAACTGGGGAGACAGGAAAAGCATGGATGTTTGAATCAACGGGAGAATTCTATGAGAATGGAGCCGAGAAGAGGAGAATTAAGTATCAACCATTGGCTAGGGCATATGAATTCAGAATGGAAGAAGCGAAACAAGGGAGAAGAGTGCATTCATTATCTACAGAATGTACAAAGGATGAGAGACGTGGATTGAAGAAGATTTATGATCTTCCAAATACAAGAACATTCACAATTCTACCAGTGGACTTCAATATGTGTGTGAGAACTATGTTTATGGATTTTTCAACACTGGTGATGTCAAACAGGCATGTACTACCACCACAAGTGGGTATTAATCCAGAATCTATGGAGTGGACAGAGCTTTTCCAAAGATTGACGAAAAATGCAGAGATTGGATTTGCAGGAGATTATAAGAATTTTGATGGACAAATTTGCCCAGAAATATTTCAAATGGTGGCTGAGATCTGTAATGAGTTATATGATGATGGAGAAGAGAATGCCACTGCCAGGTGTGTATTAATGTCTGAGGCGTGTTCAAGAATGACTTTGTGTAAGGAGACTGTGTTCAACATCAGAAGAGGGATGCCTTCAGGATTTCCTTTAACTGTTATTGTAAACAGTATTGCTAATTGGACATATCTATTGTTAGCGTGGTTAGCGTTGGCTAGGAAATGGGCCCCTGAATTGGCAACATGTGAAGGTTTTGAGAGTAATGTGGAGTGTGCAGTGTATGGAGATGATAATTGTGTGGCAATAAGTTATGATGTGGTTGAATGGTATAATCTGAAAACAGTGGCAACATGGCTAAGTCAGTATAGTATTACATTGACAGATTCAAATAAGCAATTGGCTGAGAAGGCAGAGGCAACAATTCCAATTAAAGAGATGACTTTTCTGAAGAGAGAATTTATTCGAGCGAAGAAGGATGGGATGTTTATGTTATGTCCATTGGATACTCAGAGTATTGAAGAAAGAATCAAATGGGTCAGAATGAGTTCAGAGGTTGATAATGTCACTCTGACAAAAGAAAACATTAGTAATTCGATGAGGGATGCGTTTTACCATGGAGAAGAATATTTCAATTCCCTCAAGAAGACAATCAACAAGGCGTGTGTTGTAGCAGAGTTACCAGAATTGTGTACTAAATTACAATATAGTGAGCTTGAAAGTGTGTGGTATTTAAATATTAAAGGTATTAAGGCGTGCTATAAAGATTGTTAACTTTTATTTTATTTTATTTTATTTAATTTCGTTTGATAGCGTTCAGTTATTTTAAGGCGTGAGACTTTGGTGTGGATTGAAAGATTTCATTTTAAGTTGGCTTTTTAGACTTGCGG